ACCATTTTTACCTTTAATTCTATAAGCCATTGTCTTCACCCTTTCCTGTTTTTATTAAATGCAAACCAACCAATAATATAACCGATAATACTTACTATAACCAACCAAAAACAAACTAAGTAATCCTTTATTTTTTTCATATCAACCTCATTGTACTGATTTTAATAATTCCAAAGCAGTATTGATGGTTGTAACATTACTATTACTTTCTATAATTTCCATATTGCCACCACATACCATAATCGTAGCAGCATCTATATCTTTAAACAATGAATAATAATCAGCCTGACAATTTTCAGTTTTCACATGCACTGAAGCACAACCCGATAAAAATACAAATAAAAGAAGAATAAAATATTTCATGTTTATTCTCCATCACTTCTTGACGTAATGGTACAATCACAGGAAAAATTAGGCACTTGGTTAGGGAATAATTGTTTGCTCTTGATATTATCCAATCGGCCACGATGACCACACTCATTACTGTTAATTTTCCAATCAAAGGGGATTCCTTGATTGACCATGACCAACCATTTTGCATAGTTAATAGTAGCTTTTAATAAAGTATTGGTTATTTTAGAAATGCGTGGATTACCATTAAACTGTTCCTTGATAACATCTTCCCAAACAATACCTTCCATTGAATTAAACTTGAAAATGGATTCTTTATATTCAAATGCCATTTTCTCAGAAATAGGAGATACCCAATTTTTACTATCATAGTTAATTGGTTTTACTCCCATACCAAAAAATAAAACCCCGATGGTTTTATCAATTATCTTGGATAAACCCATCGACAAATCTTGTTTGATGGTTTGTTCATTGGTGTTATTTAAAATATGTAAAACCAGTTTATTCCATGTTTCTCGTAATTCTTGCTCATACTCAGAAAATTTATTTAATTTCTGATTAATAGTTTCTTCCCCATTCAACGCTCTGCCATCTGTCGGGTTTTCATCTCGATCATCTGTGCCATCAGCATTACCATTGCCTTCATCATCGTCGTGGCGAATAGGATCAGTTTCATCATCTCCACCATCGGTCGAGGTATTTTGATTATCTTGTGCTTCCGATAATAATAAATCCACAAAGTCTTTGGCCCGACTTAAAGGTACCAAAGAACCTTTAATAGATACAAGAATCTCTTCTCCGCCTTTAACCGGAGGAAGAGCATGTATTTCTTTTCTGAATTCATTGATTGCCATTGATGGTTGAGAAGATAAATAAACCCTTGCCTCTTTAACTTCCAAATCTCTATCCCGTGGAATAGGGTTTTCATGACGAATAGCTAAACGTTCATCAAACTCATGCAAAACTCCATAAGTTAATTCTTCATCAATTAAGGTTAAACGGGGTTGAATACATTCCCGGTTAAAAGCAATATCAGCAATTACTGAACTTGCCCGATTAGAATCACCCTCACCACCTAATTTAGATAGTGGCACTTTATAACAAGAAGAAATCTTAGATTTAGACCAACCAGCCAGATTTAAAAATTCAAAATCTTTATTGGTAAATTTCAAAGGAACAGGTTTCAAACCAGAAGTTAAAACCGCAACATCATGATAATTCCCCGAATATTTTGATTTCCAACGATTTTTGATTTCATCAGCTTTTTCCTGATTAATATCTTGGTCCGTATATAAAGCCATATCAATACGAGCAGAATTTTTAAAGAAATCCCGCTCATAGATTTCCACATAAGTATCAATATCCACAGAATAGGCTTGTGCCTGTATTGGACTCATGGGCCAATAAGGGTTTTTCGGATTAGGATAATTGATAACAATCAATTCACTATTATCAAACTCTACCTGCCGGTCATCAAATCTGAAAGTATAAGTTAATTTTGGTTTTAAAAAATCATTATTAATTTCAATATTAACAAAATCATTCATATTCAAAGGCCATAATTCCCAAACTTGGCCCAATTTATTTCTGGCTTTATAGATGCAGGTCATACCACACAAATCCAACTGCAATAAACAGAAGGATTTTAAAAAACGAAAGGTCATTAAATCATTTGGTTTAAAAAATGGCTTGGTAAAAATTTTATAAGCTTTATTTTTACTGGTAACTTCTTCACCTGTATCTGTACGATAAAAATAATAAGGAATGGTGGAAACCCGCTCAGAAATTAAACTGACACAGGAAAATACCCATGATTTATATTCAGACAATTGTTGATTGGGGCTTCCTTTAAGGTTTTCTAAAGAAGCCCCCTTTTCCCGGTTAATAATCTGCACCAGTTCTTCATAACTCTTGGTGCTATCCCCTATATCTATTTGGAAAGGGCCAAATTTCACAATTTTTCCTCCTTGATTACTTTGATATTTTAACTAAAAAGTATGTTATCAAAGTTTGTAACAAAATACGAATGTTTTATTTACCAATGCTGAGTATAGCTGACTACAGTTTTATCATTATCAGAATCAACACTAATATAGAATTCATCACCGCCATAAACACCTAAACCACAACCAACCAAATCACCAATAAGATCACCAACATTAAAATCATAATCTAATTTTTCTTTTACCACCCCAACAGCACTACAACTAATAAAAGAAAAAGCCCTGCGAGGAATTTTGGTTTGTTTCCTTACTTCTGGCTCTGTTGCATAATACAAAAATCCATCAACACCGGCACCAATTAAAGCACTGACACCAACATGTAAAAAAGTTGAATTATCATATTCATGAATAACTTCTGCTTGGCTAATAGTTACCGATAAAAACAAAAAACACAAAAATAAAAGTATACTTTTCATAATTAACTCCTTTTAAAATTAATACACATTAGGTCCACCATTTTCACCTCTAATCAGTTTCTTTGAACCTTCCCGACAAAAAAACAAACTCATTGCTATATCACTTGTATCATAAAAGGGATGGTTTAACATTTCATAATACATACGTGACCAAACATTTTGTTCCATGTCATCAGCAATATCTGGTTTTTCATTGAAACAAAACATCCATTCCTTTTGTTCAAACTCTTTATCCATTGACGGAAGACCAGTGTTTATATCCATCTTCCCTTTACCAGTCAAAAACCCCTCAATCTTGATATTATACTTTTTAAATTTTTCTTCTCCCAAAGCTGTTTGTAATAAATCAATAATGGCTTCCTGTACTCCGTTGTTCTCAGCCAAATACAAATCAGGACCATATTCCCTATAAGTACGTACAATATGACCTGTTAAATCCGATGACTTTCTAATAGTAACAATTTCCACGGGGAGTTTCAATCCGGTTTTTCTATGTACTGCAATAATAGATAAGACCGTACCGGGACGTTTAGAACCAGCAAAGTCAATACCACCAACAAAAAACCAATTATTTTCATTATCCAGTAAAGCTCTTGGTGATACTCCAAAATGACAACACTTCTCAAAATTACCAAAAGTCTTATCATTATCCGTGTAGGGAATTAAACAATAACCACGTTTAAAATCTCTTTCTCCTAAAGTTACTTTACGATCTTCTAAAGCGGCTTTATTAAATTTAGACCATAATGGAAATTTAAATTTTCTACCAAAGGAGTCTTCATATTTTAAATGGTTCAATGTTTTTTCATCAACAGCAATACTCATCCACGCCCATGATGGGTTTTTTTGAACATACCCAGCCAAATCCGCCGAATGCCATTTGTTCATCATAAGTATAACTTCAGAATCATTATCAGGAATTATACGAGTTAACCAAATATTTTTTATAGTGTCTTCTATTTTTACTCTAGTGGTTGGTTCATATACTGCTGTTCTTAAATCTTGGGGGTCATCAAAAATTATAACATTAGCGCGGCCACCAATACCTGTTCCCAAAACAGAATAAGACTCAACAGTACAGTTAGCAGATGGTGATTCACGATTTACTGTAAAACGTTCAGAACCCCATATATTTGTTGGTTGTATATGTGGAGCTATATTATGAAAATCTTCATCACGATCTATATAATCCCTAATAGCCCGACAACGTTTGGTTGCTTCTGTATCTGATACATGCACAATCTTTATTAATACATTTGGATTTTGGGCAATACGAAACAAAGAATAACCAATACACAAATTCTCTGATTTGCCGTGACCATATGCTCCAAGGACCATGTATTTATTGAAGCCTTTTTTCTTAGCTGTCCTAATAAAACGGTGCATCACATTATGTACTGGCTCATTAACTATTAAATTACCTTTGGTGTCTTTTATTACCTGCTGAACAAAGTCTTCTGATTTCTTGGGGAGTAGTTCTGATACCGGCAAATCAATACCTGAAATTAAATCAGACATTCCACTTTTAAGAAATGTCTTGGTATCCTTACCTAGCAGGGAAGAGGCAGTTTCTTGGTGTTTTCTCTTGGGTATCATTTCATAACCTCATTACGCATATTCAGCATCAATAATACGATCACAATGTTCTTCTATATGTTGTTTCCCATGTTCCAACATCAGGGGATTACCCAAATCTACTTTTTTAAGTTTTTGCATAATTCTTTGTTTCAGTTGTGGAGAACACTCATTGATAACTTGAAGTACCACATTCTGAAATGTTTCAATCTGTATTTGGTACTTGTGTTCTATAGTATCCTTCTTACCATATTTTTCTGGATACACCCGTTCCAAGAACCATGCTGAAGCTTTCCAGTCTACTTTTCCCGCATCAGTAATATTAGCCAACTGTTCTGCTTCCATTTTAGTTTGACTATATTGAACAAATTCTTCAAAGGTAACATCAGAGCGCATCTCTAGTAATTCTGCTTTAGTTACTTGTGCTAAAAGACAAGCCTCATTAATCTTTAAACCTTTAGACAAGTATTTGGCCATTTTTTGCTTTTTGATATTTATTCTATTGATTTTTTCACGTTTTGTGCTTAATCTTAATCTTGGTGGCATGAGAAAACCTCTTTTCTTATCAGATAAGATATTTCATTACATTATTTTTATTACTTATTCTAACAAAATGCAAGAGGTATTCACAATGAAGTATAAAAATTTACAGAAGAAGAATTTATCACAACAAGAAAGATATAATATTATCAACCGCTTTAACCGTTCACCAGAATTCTTGGAAGATTTTCAAACTATCATGATTGAGCGCCTGTTACTGAACAGAGAGGAACAGTATCATCCAGATAACGTCAAAGACATTCTACAAAACAACAAAAGACAACATTTTAAACGTAACAGCAAAGATATGAATACTGATATTACAGGTGGCTTACTACTTTCCACGGTTGTTGAAGCTGATTTTTATATCCTATTACAAGAAAAAGTGAAAGAACTAACTGGAAGATATATACCTATGAACGAGTTACTAAATTTACTTCTGACATGGTTTTATCAATTATACAGTAAAAACAACAAATATAAATTTGTTGCCCCCCTTATAAATGTGAAAAAAGAACGAAAAATATATAAACAGTTCAAAAAACAATTTTCTCCCTTCTACAAGAATATTTTATTGACTTAAAATATTATAATCTTTATACTTATATTTCACGAAGTTAACAACCAAACTGAGTCTGGTGTCTTTCCTCTTGTTCAGCGAAAAAAAGGGGATTCCTTCACCAATAAGGAATCCCCAAGAAGAGAGGCAAACCATTCTCCTTTCCCCCAGAAAGAAAGAACAATGATCAATAAAAATACTAAGACCATTCAAAATAAAAAGCAAGTAGAAAAAAATCAGTTTATCAATAAGAACAAACCAGAATTAAAGAACTTCTTTTTTTATTGTAAACAATATACTAAAAGAATTTCCCTTCTAAAAAACTCTCCGTGGTCAAAGAAAACCAATCCCATCTATACTATTAAACAATATGGTTTTACCAAGATTGGCAAGAACCAAACCAAGCTGATTTATTTTCTTCATGAGTTTTTTCAGAATGGTCGTCCAGTTTATTTCAATTATAATAACATTGCAGAACGCCTACAAATCAACCCAACCAATATAGCCAAGGTCATCAAGTCTCTAGAAGACTGTCAATTAGTTATTCGAGAAAACTTTAAATCAGCTAACAAAGGTGGTCAGCATCAAGTCATTTTACTCCCTAATTTTCCCGGCAATCCTTACCCATACCAAAATTTTTTCAAACTAAAACTACTTGACCAAAGGAAAGTAAATTACTTGACCAAACAAATAAATTTTCTTTGTAAACGTTCAAAACTAAAGAACTTTTTACTCAATTCATCCGCCGCTACTGATAAATCTATAGGTTACTATAAAGCTTATATAAATGTATCTAGTAAGTTTCTTACGAAACTTACTGAGGTTTCTGACGAAACCTTTGAGAGTTCTTTTTCTGGTTGCCATGCAGAGGAGAAAAAAATCATGCGTCTAAACCTTAAACGTAAAAACCCAAACCATTTGTCATCTTCCTTGAAAAAATCCAGCGTGGCTGAAAAATTTGCCAGAAGAAAACAACCTTTGGATAAACAAAAAATTCTTGAACAACTTGAACCTGTTTTTGCTGATCTACATAATAAACCAGTAAACGAATTAACCTTTGATATTAAATCAATTAACCAGTTAAATAATCTATTGGAAAAACAATATACCTTTGAATACAATTTGAAAGATTTGTTTAATTTGAAAAACCTTGATTCATTTGCTGGTAAACTGGATTTGAAAATTTTGACCAGATTTTTTGAACTGTTGAAGAAAGACGGTAAATTAGAAATTTTTAACACTGTAAAGGTTATTAATTATTTTAATAGTAAAAATAATCGTAAGTTTACCAAAACCAGCAGCAGTACCAAAAACCCCACCAAGACATTTAAAAAAATAGCTATCATGGTTTCTTATTTCATGGCGATGGGTTATTCCGTGGATAATATTCGCAAGGCTATTGATAACCTGCATAATTACAGTCCCATGACTAAATTTAAACATAAAACTAAAATCAACCTGTTGGAGTTTTTGGTTAATCCACACAATGAAAAATATCTCAGTGTATTTTTTACAGAAGAAAAACAAGGTGCTATTTTCTCTTCTCTTCATGAAAAGAAAACCAAATATCCCAAGGAACAAGAAATATTTAAACGAATGTTCCTAGAATTTTATTATGATGAAGCAGAAGGTCAGGAGGATTACAAATGTTACAGCTATCGCCTCAAGTGTTTTGTTGAAGATTTAATTGATGATCTGGTGGAAAATAAACGGGATCGTTGCGGGTATTATCTCTTTTCGGAAAGTGATGATGGTTTGCAAAGTCCGGTCATGGAGCTTTATTTAAATTATATTGTGGATAATACTGGTAATGACACACCACGAGTAAAGAATATTGTTGATCGGAATTGTTGGTTGGGTTTTGTGGAAAATTACATGCGCGATGAAGAAGAAGCTTATAATTTCTGGAAAACAAATAAAAAGGTAGTGTGACAAATAAAATATGTTGACAATATAATAATGGCAGTTTATTTTGGTTTATAGACTGTTTTTTATATAAAGGTGACATTATGACTAAAAAAAACAAACAACGAGAGTTTTTTGAACGGCTTATGCAGAAGAATGGATTTAACAAGGAAAAACAATTCATAGCCAAGGATGATAATTTCAAACGCAAAATTAAACGGTATCGAGAAGATTTATTCAATATGCCGTTGATGGATGAACAAACTAAAGAAAACCGGGAAATGAAGATTTTAGAGTTATGTGAGCATTTTGCTACCATAGCTAAAGATCGGGAGAATGAAAACCTGTACGCTTATTGGCCTAATTATTTTGGGCTGTTCATGACTCCACGTTTATTTGATATATTTCCTAACAGTTTATTTACTAAAGAAATCGGGTTTTGTTTTGCGTGTAAACATTTTAAAGGAGAAAATAAAGGCCACTATAAACAATTTCATTCTTTAAAACGTAAGGTTATTGGTTTATTTGGTTTGTGTTTGCACCATAAAATTAATAGTAGAAATAATCGGGAATTTCTAAGTATTTATAAAAAGAATAATCACGTTATGCCTAATTACCGTTGTAAGGGATGGGAAGCAACTCCGTTCTATGAACAATTATTAAAACATAAAATTTATAAATTATTAACTAATGAAAATAATCAGAGTTATTCCGTTGAACAATACATGCAGGATCAAGAAATAGATGTTTATGATTTCATGGCCGAGAATGCTAACGGCCCCTACAGTGAATTTTAACATGAACTAAGAGAGGTATTATGAGCAGATTGAAAAAACTAAACTTACAAAGCAATAAGAAGGAAGAAAAAAAAGATAACCCCTTCAAAACCATTTTGAACAAAACCCCGCTATTTTATTCAACTTTTTGTTTGACAGACAATTTAAATTTTGCTTTTTTCTACGCGGATGCAAAAATATTTGTTGACAATATACCAGCAAAGGCTTTAAATAAATTTAAGTTCGATGAAGTTGATTTAGACATGGAGATTGATCGTCTACAGACTATTCAACCAAGCAAGGGGGTGAAAGAGGTTAATTTGGGTATTGGGCAGATTGACCGGAATATTTTTAACCTTGTGAAAACCTTGTATCCTGATTGTGTGTTTCATCCTTTGAAATCGTTTTTCGGGCAAACTGTAAATTCATTGATTATTGTTTTGCACGAAGAGTATGGTAAACCAATTGGTTTACTAAAAACCCACTAAACTGAAAGAGAGAAAAAGGTCATGGCAAAAGTAAAAAAACCGGCAGCTAAAGGTAAGGCAGTAAAGGAAGTTAAAGAAGAAGTGAAAGCTAAAGGTAAAGGAAAGGCAGTAAAGGAAGAAGCACCTGTAGAAAAAGCTGCAAAAGGCAAGGAAAAGGCTCCCGCTAAAGGTAAAGGGAAAGAGACTGCCCCTGCTAAAAAAGAAACAAAGAAAGAAAGCAAACCGCGTGGTCGTGGGCGGCAAGCCGGTGTTCGTAGTGAAGTTACGAAAAAAGACGCTGATGCTATCCAAGCTCAATTCACGGAAATTGAAAACACCTTTGATGAACTTGCGGAAAACATTAATAAGTTTTTGAGTGGTAATAAATCTTCGGTTGGTAAAGCACGTAAAAGCATTCAGTCCATTTGTCGGATGGGTAAAACTTTCCGTAAAACCCTGCAAGACAGTAAAACAAATATGAAAACTGTAGCTATTAAGTAATTATTGATTGTTTTGGAAGAGAGGCAGAAAAAGCCATGTATTTATGAGGTACATGGCTTTTTTATTATCTTTATTATCTGTAATTAATAAACCAAGGAAATGAGTAATGACCAGAGAAGAATTAGAACAAACTGAATGGGCAAAGGAATTTAAAAGGGATGCTCCAATTAGTTATGCACAAGGGATTGATTATGCTTTACAAGATAATTTAGAGATTTGTTTAAGAAATAATTGTGATTTGGGTTATTGGGTTTGGTCAATTGAAGTTTATGATAATCCCCCTTTTTGGATGGATGCCAAAGAAACCAAAGAAGAAGCCATTGAACTATGTAAACAAATGGGATGGGTTATTGTTGATATTGGTGAGGAATTGTTTCATGGATAAAAAAGATACTTTTAAAGAATATATCTGTAAAGAGTGTGGTGCAGTATTTTTTCGTCTAACCCAATTTAATTCCCACAAAGGTACTCATGTCAAGGGTACTAAACCCAAATGTCGGATTTGTAGGGTGGATTTAAAGGAAGGTTTTAACTGGATGCCGTCAATGGTTAAGGCTTCCAGTCGAATTTGCAAAAAATGCAAACGAATAAAAAATAAAACTTTATATCAAGAACGTAAGCGAAAACAAATGGAAAAAATTAGGGGGAAAAAATAACCTTTATGCAGTTAATTATTTCATTGTTGGTTTATAACCAGTTGGATGTTACAAAAAAATGTATTCAATCCATTCTGGAAAATTCTACGTCAGATTATCAGTTAATTATTTCAGATAATGCTTCACGGAAAGATACTCAGGATTATCTTTCCAAATTAAAAGATAAACGTATTAAATATGTTCGCAATAAAGAAAACCTTGGATTTATCAAAGCCCATAATAATATTTTTAATCAAACCCAAGCAAAATATTTTTGTGTATTAAATAACGATCTGATTATTAAAACTAAAGGTTGGGATAATCAACTAATCAACCTACTAGAAAGCAACCAAGGATTAGCACAAATAGGCAACAAACAAGAGTTTGGTTATATTGGTGATGAAGGCAAAGGTCAGCCGAGAAAAGGTAATCCCATTGATTATATCGAGGGTTCTTGTTTTATTGTTAACCGGGATTATGTCAATAATGTGGGTGGTCTGTTTGAAGAAAAATACATGACTTTTGCTTTTTGTGAGGATGCTGATTTATCACTTCGGTTAAGAAGTGCTGGTTATAAAATTGCCGAATGTCAGGATATTAATATTCTGCATTTTCATCATCAATCATTTAAACATGAAAAAGTAGAAATTGATTTTAAAAAACACGAACAGGAAAATAACTATTTTCTTAGAACCAGATGGAAGAAATATCTGAAGACTAGAAAGTTTGAACCCATGAAAATATTAATAGATCGACAAGGAGCAATAGGGGATACTTTACTTGTTGAACCAGTCATTCGTGGTTTGAAAGAAAAATACCCTCAATGTCAAATCTTTGTTAATACAGTTTGTCCACAACCTTTTTTGAATAATCCTTATATTACTGAATATGGTAAAAGCCTAAAACATAAACTACAATATGATCTGATGATTGATTTAAACATGGCTTATGAAAAAAGACCGGAACTACACGTTATTGATGCCTATTGTAAAACAGCTAATATTACTTTGACACCAGAAGAAAAAATTCCACGTTATTATGGTTTTGATAAATCTACTGTTCAAAAGGCAAAAAATACTTTGGTGGTTTGTTCCGATAATACGTGGAAAAATCGAATGATCTCTTTGGCTACGTGGAAAAAGTTTATTCAATATTTGAAAAATGAGAAAAAATATTATATTGTGGAAGTAGGTATTAATCCTGAAAATTATCTTGGTGTGGGTTTAAATCTCATTGGTAAAATTCCTTTCAATGAAACTGTTAAAGTTATTTATCAGGCAGAAATGTTTCTTTCATGGGATTCAGGTTTAATGCACTTCGCACAAGCTATGGAAACACCCATATTTGCCTTTTTTGGTTGTATTAATCCACAATACCGTATTCATGATTGGGATAAAGCTACAGTGGTTTGGTTGAATGATTTAGAGTGTGCTGGATGCCACCATAAATTACCAGCACCAAGAACATTTACCGAATGTAATAAAGATAAAATTTACTGTTGTGAAAATATTACTATTGATTTATTGATTGATAAATTTGAACACAGAAAAAACAATGGAGGGATATGATGGGTTTTCCAGAAAGAAAAATGGTTGCTTTAAAAGGAAATAATAAAATGATTGAAAAAAATGGATATGATGAAGATAAATTTACTGATGAATATTGGTTGTATTCTGATGGAAAAAATCCAGCCAGAATTAATAAAGATGCTAGTTGTATAGTTAATTATTTTACAGATATAAAAAAAATAACCAAACAAGAAAATATTTATATTGGTGATATAGGTGCTGGTGCTGGAAATATGGTTAATCAATTAAGGCAAAATAGTTTTAAAGCAGATGGTTGTGAATTCTCATTTTCAGGAAGAAGAATTGCTAAAGAGAAATTTAATATTGTTTTAGAAGAATGTGATTTAAGAACTAAACTTACTTATAATGATGATCATTTTGAGTGGTCTTATTGTGTTGGTGTACTTTCCATGATACCACAAGAATGTATGAAAAATGCTTTAGAAGAAATATTTAGAATAACTAAGTATGGTGTGTTAATTAATGTGGGAACCTCCATAGCTAATAATAAGATTGACCGTAGAGGAAACCCACACCATCTAACACCAATTGACAGTAATTATATGTGGAAGAAAATTAAAAAAATAGGTGGGTATGATTGGGCTTCTATCTTACCACCACAAAAAGCAAGGTATGGTATTGGTATTATTGATGAGTTTGCAGGTTTATTTGGTAAAACTTTATGGCCATTTTAGGAGTAGATATGTCTGAAACAAACAAACACCGCTCATTGTTTTTACCATACTGCAAAGGAAATGGATTAGATCTTGGTTTTGGTGGTGACAAAATTGTACCTTCAGCCATTGGTGTAGATTTACCGCAAGGTCAACGATATGCCTTTGAAGGTGATAACGTACAAAATATAGAATGCGATGCCAGCAACCTTTATATGTTTGCCAATGGAGGTATGGATTACCTTTATAGTAGTCATCTTATTGAAGACTTTGAAGACACTAAAAAAGTATTAATTGAATGGTTAAGAGTCATTAAACAAGGAGGATATCTTTGTCTCTTATTTCCAAATGAACAAATATATCGACAAAGGGGATTTAATATTAACCAAAACCATAAACATATTGATTTTGGGTTACAATATGTGAAAAACATTATTGAAGATATTAGTAAAGATTATTATTATTATTATTATTATTATGAGTTACATATTATTCATGCACAAGAGCATTTTGAAAATCATGATTATAATTGTAGTTTAATTATACAGAAAGGCTGTTTAAAATTTAATAATCAATATTATGGTCATTTTCCAAAGGTTATTTAATTATGCCAAAAATACTATTAACCACTTTAGCTTATTCCAATCCAGATTTATTGGATAAATGTCTTGATTCATGGTATAAACATATTCCTGCTGAAGTAGATAAAGGTTTATTGTGGCAAGGGTATAC